GCCGAAGTGCGACTGCACGGTGTTGCTCCAATTAAGGTTGCCGAAGTAATCCAACGACCCACCGCCCGCGATGGTGGCTCCGACCACGCCAGGCGCCACGTAGTTGCCGGATGAGCCGCCAATCACATTCACCGAGCCGTTGGTGACCGTGACCGAGGCGACGCTTCGAGCGGCGGCGATCGTCAGGCGCAGCTCGCCGTACAGGAATCCCCAGTGGCGCATGCGGCCCAGCGGCTTCCACGCCGCGTTGACCCACTCGCGCACCAGGAACGTCGGGGCGGCAGGCACGTGCAGCCGTACCCGCCGCCAGCAGTCACCAAAGGTCTCCGGCATCGCGCAGGCCTAGTAGCCGATGGCCTCGAAGCGCGCGCTGTAGGTCGAGAGGTCGACGGCGGCCTGCTCAGCCCCGGTCATGTCGTAGAACTTCAGCGTCTGCGCTGCGATCTCGTACATGCCGATGATGATCACGGTCCCGTTGGTGAACGGCTCGAAGAGCACCGCCTCCACCTTTCCGAGACCCAATTCGGCGGGGGTGAGCGGCTCACCCCCCACCGTGTACAGCACCGGCCCGACCGCCCGGCCGATCTTTCGGATCCGGGCGTTCGAGCTGTCGTGGTAGTTGCCGATCGAACGATCAATCGTGACAGGCATCGATCAGCCTCCCTACGTGGTTTCCGGAATGTCGAGGTCGACCAGCGCAGTCGCCGCGAAGGGATCCTTGGTCAATGGTGCGGACACCCGGCCCATCAGGGTATAGGTCGGCGCAGTGCCGGCCGCTTCCCGCTGGACCTTGCTGTCGGTCGCCGACGGGACCACGCCGTCGCCGGCCGCCAGGGCCGCCATCGACGCGTCGACGAACTTCACGATGCGCGGCCCGCCGATCTGGACGCACATATAGTCGCCCGCATGCTCCCAGGCGCGCAGGAAGATCCGGGCGACATCGTTGCGCGAGCTGGGGGAGGCGCTCGTCGTGACCATGTACCGGGCCCGATCGGTCCACCACGCCGTCGCGCCCGCGTACGGCGCGACCGACATCGTGGAGTCGGTCTTGATCAACTGGTAGCGCTTGCTCCGTCCCGCGCCGGCGGTCTCCACCCCCGGCTGCTGGCGCTGTGGTTCGATGATGGTGAAGCGCGCGCCCAGCAGCCCAGGGGCGTGCAGGGTCGACGTGCTCTCCGTTTCTGGCGCACCGGACTGGAGATAGACCGGCGGCATTTCCCAACGTGATGGCATGGTCTGATCTCCTCGTTACGCGGTGAAGCCGTGGAGGATGCGCGAGAGCCGCAGCGCCTTCACGGTCAAGTTGCCGGCGAACAGGATCTGCCCGCTGACCTGATTGTCTTCGCGCGCGCCCTTGAAGCCCGTGAACCCGAACGCGAACTTCGAGGACTGCGCGATGTAGAGACGGATGTACGCGTCGTCACCCTGCGGGCCGAAGTTCAGCCACGCGAAGGTCTCGCCCGCCGCGAGATAGTTGCCGAGATCGGCGTCGTTCACGCCGTCCTGGCTGGGCGCGTACTGCGACATGAGGACGGTCGCCTTGTCGAACTTCAGGCCCGGCCAGTTGATCTCCGGCTGGGTCGTGTCGACGATCTGGTGCGGCAGGAAGTTCTCCGAGATGAAGCCCATCATCCGGTTGGTGGTGAGTCCGATGGTGGGGGCTTCGTTCCCCAGGATGCACGAGAAGTAGCTGTGCCGCAGGACGCGATACAGCACGTTGGCGTTCTGCGCAGCGATCAGGCCGGTCGGCGGCGTGAGCGCGGGCGCCACGTCGACGCGGGTCTGTCCGCCATAGCTGGGGAACACATTGCCCGCCCAGCTCGCGTTGGTCCCGTCGTTGTAGGCTTCCTCGATCCCGTTGATCTCGGCCGAGCGATCGTCGCCCGGGAGTGACTGCCCGTGATGGAAGGCCGCGATTTCGAGAATCGCCGACATCGTGAGCGCGGCCTGCTGCATGTCGGTGCGGATCACCGAGAATGCCGCGCGCGGACCCGCCATCTCGACTTCGAGATCTTCGAGGAACTCGGTGACGTTCACCTGATAGTAGCGCGGTGTAAAGAGCAAGCCCGTGCGGGTCTGATGCCGCACGACGTTGAACGCCGCCCCCTTCTTGTACGCCCCGCCCTTCATCGGCTTGTACATGAAGTTCTCCTGGATTTGTGGACCGATCCACTTCCGGGTGAACCGGGCCTTCGCCATCGCGATGAAGGGACCGGCTCGGAAGTAGCCGTCCACGACCCCAGGCATGATTTCCTTGGTCGTGACGGTGTTGACGTCGTCGAGCTGAATGGCCATAAGCGTGCTCCCTGTTGAGCGCTACGCGGATGTGCTGCGCGCCGTGCTGAGACGTTCGTACTCGGCCACAGCCGTGTCGAGCGTATGCGCCGCAGATCCATCCTTGGTGGACAAAACGTCGAGGACCGACGGAGACGCATCACCGCGGAGCGGGAAGGGTTGCCCAGTGGTACGGGCACGCTCTTCGGCCATGCGCTTGTTGACCTCGTCGTTGAATTTCTTCTCTTCGGCTTCCTTGGCTTTCGCCGCGACGCGATCGCCGTACTTGCTGGCGTAGATGTCGGGCAGACTGACGACACGCCCGGGCTGCCCGGCGACGGGCTTGCCGAGGCGCGGATCGGCCGTCAGCTCCATCACGTTCAGCGCTTCGCCGAACAGATGGAGATGCTCGACCGCCTTGCTGGCCAGCCACGCACTCAGCGCGACGTACTCGCGCCCCTGCTCATTCAGCACTTCCTCGATCAGCTTGCGCGGATCGGCCGGAGGCGGCGGCGGATCGCCCGGCTTCGGTGCGGGCGGTGGCGTCGCTTTGAGCGTGTCGTACTCTGGCTTGATCACCAGATACTCCTTCAGTGCGGCTTCGTTGTCGGCGTACCACGCGTTGAGGTTGTCGAGCTTCGTCTTCAGCTCGCCCTCCTTGGTCTGTAGCTCGTTCATGGCCTTCGAGTAGTCCGGGCGGGCGAGCGCGCCATCGCCAACGATGATGATCGCGTCTTTCGCCTCCGGCTTCCCGAACAATTCCTTCGCCTGTGTCTGCAGCTCCGCGGGGAGCTTGGCGATCACGCCGGCGAGGAATTCCTGGCCACTCTCAAATGCACCCATGTCGGCTCCTTCCGAGGCCGGTCACCCGCGACGCCCTCTGTCGGAATTGACAGGCCGGGCGACAGGATTCCTCTCGGGGTGGCAGCTAGACGCTGCCGGGTCCGGCGATGCCGCGATCGATACCGCCCCCCGGGAACGCCGGCCCGGGCGCAGTAGCCGAGACAGCCCCCGCGCCGGCCGCCATGATGTCGGCGAGGTAGCGCTGGAGCAGATCTTTGATGAGCGCGAGCTGCGCACCCTTGTCGGGCGTCACCTGCGCGAAGCTGTCGAGGGTCGAACTGATCGTCTGCGCGGCCTGCATCAGTCCCGTGAGGACTTCGGGCGGCATCTGATCAGACGGCACCTGCGGAGGGCCAGTCAGCCCTTGCGGAGAAAACGGATCGGCCGCGCCCCCCATCGGCGTCGGGGACGGCGGCGGGGTGTCGAGCGGGGAACTTCCGATTGTCGGCGGCAACGGCATTCAGCGACTCCTGCTCATCATCGATCGCTGGATCGGGGCGACTTTCTTCCCGGCCTTCCGATCCTGGTTGAGGCCGATGGCGATCGCCTGCTTGCGCGAGGTCACACGTGGCCCGGCCTTGCTGCCAGAATGCAGCGTGCCGGCCTTGTACTCGTGCATCGTCCCCTTCATACCCGGCATGATCTGTCTCTCAGCGACCGAGCTTGCGGGGCGCGGCCATCCCGCGGCCCTTGCCCAGTCCAGGCAGCTTCTGTACCGCCTTGTTGACCCCGCCACCGACTTGCTTGACGCCCTTGTGAATGAGCTTGCCCGGCGCGGCGATCGCCTTCCCGAGTCCCCCGAAGAATCCCATCACCGTCCTCCCTTCATCATCGAGCCGACCTTGGCGAGCGACCGGGTCATTTTCGAGTGGTGCTTCCGGACACCGGACATGCGGCCCTTGTCCTCGGCGATCTCCTGCGCGCGGGTGAGCGTGCGGTGATCGTCTTCGGCCTGATAGTCCTTGTCCATTGTCGGAGCCGACAGCGCGTGCGACGTCGATTTCGATCGCTTCTTCTTCTTCATCGCGTCACCGTTTGCTCGGCGATCGGTACTTCGACATCAGCTCGCGCGCCTGCTTCGCGCCCTTGCCGATCTTCCGCCCGAGATCCGCGGGCGACTCCCCTCCGGACGCCGGGAGATCGACATCCTTCGCGGTGCGGCCGAAGCCGAGCGCCCGCTTCGCCCGATTTGCGAAAGGCCGATACTCCGGTTGATCTTTGCCACCAATTTTGACGGGCATCACGATTCCTCTTCGAGCGGCTGAGTCCTACAGAGAGTCCGTGACGCTGACGAGATTGTCAAGTCCCTCCCGCGATCAACGCAGGTGCAACAGTGACAGCAGCGGGTCGGCAGTCTTCAGGAATTCCCGCAGTTCCTCGACGGTGACCTGGTACTTCAACAGGACGTCGAACACCTTGCCGGCGAGCACGATGCCTTCGAGGATCGTGACGCGGCCGTCCGCCTGCGCGGCTTTGTAATCGGTCTCGTAGATGGCGAGGATCTCGCCGATGATCTGCATCCACTGGAGCAAACTGCGTTCGGCCATTGCTGTCCTCCTAATGATCGCTTTCCGTCATGGTGGTCCGCCCGTCGGATTTCGTTTCCTGCTCGGGCGGGGCTTGCGCGCTGGCCTTCCGTCCGACCGGCGACACCGTCTGGCCAATCCCCAGGACGGACTGCGCCTTCAGTCGCTCGGTGACCGTCGTCGGGATCCGCAGTTCGAGGAGCTGGCCCGACTCCGGATCGAGGGTGAAGGTTCGGCCGTTGTCGGGATCGGTGTACTGCGGGGGCGGCATCCCGCCCATCATCGCCTGCAGCACGCCCGGTTGCGCCATCTGCAGCATCATGCCCTGCATCACCGTTGGCCCTGGGGGTTCGAGCGGGGGCAGGGGAATCGCCGGCGGAGCGCCGACGTTCGGGGTTTCGAGTGTTTCGTGCAGCGACCAGAAGTCGTAGTACCCCTCGCGCGCGAGCTGCACGCGCATCATCTTGCGCTCGGTCGCGTCGATCGCCAGGACGCTGTTGGGCGCCACGACGAACAGGAATTGCTTGTGGAACCATTGCGCGCGCTGATCGCGGGTGGTGTTGTCGGCGTCCAGCTCTGGGGTGTAGCCGGTGTCACCGGGCTTGAGCGCCGGGACCATCTGCCCGGGATCGAAGTCGAAGTCGTTCAGGGTGGCGCCGCCGCCGCCGAGGATCTGCACGCGCTTCGCCGTCGACAGGAACTGAAAGTAGTCGACCTTCACCATCTCGGAGAGATCGCGCAGGAAGGCCTCGACCGCGCGCGCCTCCGAGCGAATCTCCGGCGTGAGCGCTTCGTAGTACTTCTGGATCGTGTCCGCGCTGGGGAGCTGGCGGAGCTGGAGCAGGGCGGAGAGGTTGGCCGTGCCGGCGAGGTCCGCGAACTTCTGCGTCAGTTTTTCCCAGAGGGTGATCGCCATCGCGAGCACCTGCGGGTTGGGGCCGTCTTCCTTCTTCCACGGCTCGCCGAAGCCCGGCATGACCTTCACGCGCTTGCCCGGGCGGCGCGGATCCATGAGGCGCATGGTGGCTTCCGACACCGCGTTGCGATTGTAGGTGATGTCGGGATCGACCCACTGGCGAATGCCGAGCCGGATGTCGTGCATCGTATCGTTCAGCGCATCCTGAATCGGCAGCAGATCGTTGAAGAGCGGGATCCCCAGGAACTGCCAGGGCACCGACCACAGGCGCAGGCGGCAGATCGGGAAGAGCCCGTGCCAGTACGTGTTCGCGTTGTCGTAGATGATCGCGTCGTCGGTGGCGACGATCAGCCGGCCGCGTGGATAGAGCGGTTCGCCGGGCTTGACCACGTAGGCCCAGTTCGATCCGGGCGTGCCCATCGGGATGTCCTTGCCGGTGAGGTTGCGCGTGCGATCCTTGAAGTACGCACGGTAGAGTACCAGCGTGCCGCGGTTGCGCCGACGTGCCGTAGTCGCCGTGCCCGAACTGATCTGATCGAGCGGGTCGGCCGGCGAGAGCAGCCGCGAGAGGCCGGTGCGGAAGCGGCCGATGATCGTGCCGAGCGAGGTCTCCGAGGACGGCTTGAAGAGATGCGCTTTCGTGGGATACATCCCGCGCAGCGCGTTGACCGTGTGCTCCTCGCGCAGGCAGAGCCCCTCCCACATCTGCACCGAGCGACCGTAGCTGGGGCGCAAGGGCAGCGTGTCGCGCGCGTCGCGTGCGGAGAGCTGGTGGGCGCCGCCGAGCGGAGCGTGCGGATCCCAGTCCACGCCGAGGTCGCCGGTGCCGCCAGCCAGGGCGTATTTCACACAGTCGCCCAGGTCGAGATCCATCATCGTGGTGATCCACTCGGCCAGCAGGTACTGGTTGAGCAGATCGGCCTGGACGCGATACTCCGGGTTGGTCCGCCAGCCGACGACCGGCTTCAGGTCGGTGATCGCCGACACATGCGCCTGCATCGCCTTGCGCGACTCGTTGATGGTGATCTGCGGGAGGTACTTCAGCCGGCGCTGCTCGGTCGAGAGCTGCTCGCCGACGATGTACTGCTGCGCACGGCTGATGTTCTCATAGGAGGGATCGGAGCGATTGATGAGATCGCCTTCCTGTGTCCATTCCTTCAGCCACGCGAGCACGCGCAGGTCGCCGTGCTGGAGGGTCTCGGCGGAGGTCGCCGGCAGATCGAGGATGCCCGAGCTGGAGAATTCAGCCATCGTCAGCCTTTCCGTTCATCCGTCAATTCGAGCGCGACCGGCTGGAGCTTCCCGGCTTCGACGTAGTGACAGTGGGGGCAGCGGTGCGGGAAGACCCAGACCCACAGACGAACATTCTCCCCGTGCGCGACCGCGAGGCGCTCCGCTTCGCTGAGGCTCCACTCGGTGAGTACCTTGCCATCAGGGAAGACGAGCGCAGGCAAGGTGATGTACTCCGGCTGATCCTTCGCGATCAGCACGAGCGTGGCGCCTGCGGTCTCGAATTGTTCGACCGGCTGCATGGCCTATTCCTTCCCGCTCATCGGGAGCGCCGACGCATTCGACTCGTTCACGGTGGGACCGAAGTGATGATCGGGCTCGGTCGCCGACTTGCGCAGCGTCGAGCCAAACCGATGCGCCGCTTCCTTCGAGGGCTGCTCGCCACCGGCATAGCTGGGGCTCAAGGTCGGCTGATCGCGATTGCTCGGATCCTGTGCCCAGCGGCGGAAGACCATCCGCTGCCCCTCGCCGTTGCGGGCATGGACTTCGCTCTCGCGCTCGACCTGCCGCAGCTTCCGCACGCTGTCGATGTGCACGGGCTGGCCGCGGCCGTCAGTGGTGTCGAACGACGTGAAGGCCGCGCCTTTCACGTCGCCGTAGTGGAGGGCGGGCGCGGCGGGCACCCAGGCCATCGGCCGATCGCAGTGGAGCGGCGGACGGGCCGTCGCCCCCTCAGTCACCGACCGATAGACATTCGGGGTGAGCTGCCCGCACACGCCGCAGAAATAATCGTGGAGGGGCACAGCCCTACTTCGCGATCAGCTTCGTTGGGGGTCCGGGCACACGATTGAACTTGTTCAAGCTGACCGTGTAGTCGGATACCGCCGTGCCGGCCTTCGCCCGAAGGCGCATCGAGTAGCCGGCGCCAAAGGCGATCGGCTGGACGTTGACCGGCGCCGTGCAGGTGTTGGTGCCGTCGGGTACCGGCTTCCCAAGATTCAGCGTCTGCAGCACGGTCGCGTCCGGTCGCAGGATGTCCAGCTCGTAGCTGTCGACGGTCGCATGATCGGTCGAGGGGGTGAAGGTCACCGCCGAGGGGTTATTGACATCGGGCGTCTGCGCAGCCGCCACACCTGAGCACAGCAGCAAGGCAACGACGATCAGCCATCCACGTAGTAGCAGTTTCATCAGCTCCTCCAAAAGATTTCTTCCTTGATCCGATCGACCACCGCTTGCAGCGTCTGCTCGATCGATTGGCCACGCTTCTTTGCCCGGTAGGCGATCTCTTCGAGCTGCCCGGGCGTGAATTCGATCTTCACCGTCCCAATCGAGATCGCCGCGAGACGCTCGACCGCCGCGATCAGATCGTCCGAGTTGTTCGTCGTCCCCAGCCCCAGCGTCTGCTCCAGGCGCGTCCGCAGCGCCGCGGAGAGCATGCGATCGTTGCCGTCGATGATCTTGTAGCGCTCGTCGAGCTGGGAGGGGCCGCAGACGTCCACCACGATCCGGTTGCGCGTGATCAGCCAGTCCCCCGCGATCGCCCGGAGCGTGCGACCGTCCGGCAGCTCGACCTCCCGATCGATGGCGAGCCGCACCGCGATCAGTGGCTGCGTCTTGGCCAAGACTGTCAGCTTCGAGGGCTGACTAGAAGATCCGGTCGCGGGCGCCGCTGAGGGGCGCGAAATGGAGCCCGGTATCTCCGGTGAGGTCGTCGGCGAACTCATCATCTTCCTCCTGCGCGTGATCCGCTTCGTCGGCGGTCACGTCACTGTTGCGCCAATCCCGTGGCTGGGCGTCGGTCGTCTGCGCCTGCTGCTGGATCGCGGCGCGTCGACGGCGCCGCTCGGCGATCGGTTCCGCCTCGCCGCCGGCCAGCCGCCATGCCACATAGTAGCCGATCGCCCCCGACATGACGCAGTCGTCGTGCTGGCCCCGGGCGGCCTCGGCGTTGCCGATCGTATCCGGCGTGATGAAATGCCGCAGCTCGCCCCGCGTGATCGGCGAGTTGAGGATGAAGTCCGGCCAGCCGGTGATCGGGTCGAAGTTCACGATCGCATCGTGGAAGCTACTGAGCAGGAGTGGGCGCGTGCGCGCCGTCGTGACCCAGCCAATCTTGGTCGAGTAGCGATGATCCGGGCTGGCCGCATCGGCGTACTCCCACACGTAGAAGTGCGCGTAGCCGAGATGGAGCTGCAGCGTGTCCTGCGTCGAGAGGCCGTGGTTGTTCGTCTCGATCGCGGCGAGCGCTTCGACTTGGTCCTCGTCGCAGTAGAGCCGACCGATCGCGTCGCAGATGAAGGCGAGCTGCTTGGGATCCACCACGTTGCTCACGTACTGCGCGACCTGTTCGGCCGGCTCCTCGATCGTGGGGAGCCGCACGATGTCGACGACCGAGTAGTCCTGACCGAGTCCGTCGCTGACGTCGACCGACATCGCGTACCGTCGCCGGCCCCGAGGGCGCGGGTACTCCCAGATCGCCAGCACCGACGATCGCAGCGAGGGGAGATCGTGCAGCTCGCCAGTGGTCAGGCGCCGGAAGCCATAGCCGGGCGGCACCGGATAGGCGGTGGCCGCCGTGGCGAGCGTCGGGAACGGGATGCGCGGCGAGAGGGGCGGGTTGGGCCGCCGAGTCGACGTCGCAGCCACCCCGGCATCTGGCTCAGGAGCCATGCGTCGAAGCTCGGCGATCTCGCGGGCGGGCTCGACCGCCCAGACGTCGCGCAGCGGGCGCTTGCTGCCGGCGGCGTCGATCGCTTCGAGCTGCTCGATCGTGAAGATCGCCTTGCCGGCGTACTGGAAGCATTCTTCGTCATCAGCCGGGTACTCCTTCAGGAACTTCGCCAGCTCGCCTTTTTTCTCGTAGTAGGTGCGCGTGCGTTCGTACCAATAGAGCTGCGCGCGGCTGAGGGTGACCACCCGGCCCATCCACTTCGGGGAGTCCAGCTCGCACTTGCGCGCGTGCTGCTCGGTGCGCGTCATCGGGATCCAGTCGACCGGTGCCGGCAGGCTGTACTTCTTCGGCTCGGCGTACCACGGGATGAAGAGGTTCTGGAAGCGCCCCTCGCCCTCGCCGGCGGTCTGCCAGTGCAGGTGCCACCAGTCGCCGGCGAATTCCGCGGTCGACTCCAGGATGGCGAGCGTCGCGCGGCTGATCGGGATGGTCGGGAAGAGCGCGGAGTCGAGCTGCTCGGGATTGTCCCAGGTGGCCAGCTCCGAGATGTGGATCACGCTGTAGGTCTGGCCGCGGCCGATCGCGCCTTTGGAGCCTTCGAGCCCGGTGACCGACTGCAGCGCGCCGCGGGTCGACTTGCCCCAGGCGGTCTTGACGTAGCTCTGATTGCTGAAGACCATCTCGCGGTTCTTCACGAAGTTCAAGCGCTGCAGCTTCAGGAACCAGGGGAGCTGCTGGTAGAGGCGATCGACCATGCGGAACAGATACCCCGCCTGCTCCTCGACGTCGGCGCCGCACAGCGCGCGCAGGTGCGGCGTGGTCAGGATGCGATGCGCGAGCAGTGACTCGGCGAAGGTCGAGACCCCGAGCTGCCGGGCCTTCAACACGTTGAGCAGGATCCCGTCGGGATGATCGGCGGCGTCGCGCGCCAGCTCGATCTCACCGAGCTTCTGCAGGACGAAGGCCTGCGACTCCCACAGCGGAAAGAGGGGGCGGAGGCCGTGGCCTTCTTCGTCGATCCATACGAAGCGCTCGGCGAAGTACTGGTAGTCGAGAATGGTGAGCAGCCGCGTCGAGGCGATGAAGAGCTGCTCCTCGGCGGTGAGCGCGCGCACCAGCGTGCCGCGCTCGTCGACCGCTTGCGAGAGCTGGCCGGTGAGCTGATGGGCGTCACCGATGGTGTAGCGCGGAATCTCCCCCGCCGGAAAGATCGCCCGGATCGCGGGGCGCGCGAGCTGCGCCTCGATCTTCCGCGCGATGAGGGTGGGGGCGTACATCGGCAGCCCCGGCTACTTCGGGGCGGGAAACCACCGCTCGATGCCGGCGACGAACTTGTCCCAGCGCGCCCAGGCGGCAACGCGACTCTCCAGCGGTTGCCCCTTCTCGATCTCGGTCACCATCTCGCAGAACGCTTTGACCGCCAACAGAAACGCTGTCACGGGATCCATGCTGCCTCCTCGTCGACGCTTACCGCCGCCCCTGAATGATATAGGCCACCATCGCATCCTGTCCGCCTCCAGGCAGGTCGAGGATCTCGCCCGTGTCGAACGATCGCGCAGGCTCCACCGGTTGCAGGGTGAGCGGGTCGTACGCGACGACCTCGGTCAGCGGATAGCTCGCCCGCAACGCGACGTGCCCGCGCACGCCGATCGGCATCTGGATCCAACGACCATCGCCAGACAGCGCCGAGTACGCCTTGTTCACGCCGTCGTTGGTCAATCCGTCCTTGTCTTTTTCGTCATCCCCTTCCCAGTGATGGTGCGGCTGGAACGGCGCGACGGGATTCGGCGGCACCCATTGCGTGTTGGCCACCTGCCAGTTCTCGACGCCTTCAGGGAGGAGCGCCTCGACCCGTCGCACGGCCGAGACAATCGCGTCGATGTTGTCGATCTCCCAGAAGTTCGCCGGGCGAGGACCGGTGGGTCCAGGCTTGCCATCCCCGAAGACACCCGTGCCGGTATGCAGCACGTAGCCGGCGGCGCCGCACATCACGCCCACGGCGCGCGTCATGGCGAGCTGCAGGGGGTTCACCTGCGTCACGACGCTCGACCCCGGGCCTGCGGGCTCGTTGGCGAAGCAGACCAACGGCCGCGAGTCTTTCGCGTCGTACGCCTGCCGCACCTGCCGCCACTTGAAGTCGCCGCCGCCGCGATCCCAGTGATGCGTGAAGCCGGTGAGGCCACGGTCGAGCGCGGTGGAGCGCAGCAGCTCGGCATCGCCCGGCGAGGAGAGCGCGACGATGTTCGGGGTGCCCGCGCGCAGCACACGCGCCATCGCCTGCATCGCGTCCCACAGTT